CGATTGGTTCCAACGGCCGATGGCGATCCCTTCAAGGAGTATTGGTTTCATTACAATGTCGGCAACAACCCCGGCTTTTTGAGCCCAAAGAAGAACTTTGGAGAGGAGGATCCGTTGGACGATTTCATTCGCCAATTGTACCGCGAGGGAGGCGAGGATAACACACGCCTCGCCAAGAAGCTTGGTGCCCGCCAGCGCTTCTTCACACCGGTCATTGTAAGGGGCCAAGAAGACCAAGGCGTCAAGATTTGGGGCTACGGCAAGATGGCGTACAAAGAGCTGCTTAGCCTAGTATTAAACCCCGACTATGGCGATGTTACGGATACTGCCGAGGGCACGGACCTTGTCATCAATTATGGCAAGCCTGTCGGAGCACAGTTTCCACAGACATCGATTACGCCTCGACGTAAGACTTCGGCGCTTTCTGATGATGATAACCAAGTCCATACTTGGCTTGACTCGATTCCAAACTTTGAGGAAGTTTTTGAGCGCAAGACCCCGCGAGAGGTCCGCACGATGCTTGACGAGTTCCTCCTTAGTCAGGATGATGCTGAAGAAGTTTCAACTGAGTCAACTCGCTATGAAAGTAAAGACAGTAACACTGACCGCGCCTTTGAGGAGCTTTTAAATGGATAACTACAAGCCAAATTTTATTAAAGCAAGTGGCTATTATACAATGGAACCAACGGCATTCATGCATCTTTGGAATCAGTGTGACAGTACGAGAGAGGTTGCACAGGAGCTGAAAGCTGCTTGGGAGAAGTTTGCTAGAAACAATGAGCTTTTTCCTAGTAAAGATGGAAGTATTAACGAACCGAAAGGTACTGAATCTTCAATAATATCGCGCGCTTCTACCTTTCGCAAGAAGGGGGTTTATATGAAGAAAATCAAGAAGAGTCCCACTACTGTTTATGATTGGGCCGAGATTAAATCCCAAAGTAAACAATACATGCCTTCTGGGCAAGAAAATTCAAAGGTTGCTCGGAGTCCATCAAAAAGTTTTTTTAACCGAGGATGAGACCCTCACCGCAGGGGGGCCTGGGTTTACAGAGGTCCCATCATTTAACAAAAAGGAATTTAAAATGATGATTAGAGTTATGGCTGCGACTGCAGCGTTTTCAATGTTGCTAGGTGGTTGTAATCCTACTACCGACACAACAACAGCAAATGTGACAACTGGAACTACCACTGGAACTACCACTGGTACAAACGTTGGAACAGTGGTAGGAACTACAACTGAAACAGTTGGCGTTTCAAATACTGGTGGTACAAATGGTGTAACTGGTGTGAACACTACGACTGGTACAACCGGTGTAGCTGGCGGTGTAAATAACACAACTGGCACAACCGGCACCTCTATCGATAATAACGGTAGTAATGTTAACATCAATGAGACAAGTATGTCTTCTGATGCTGTGGAACAGTCCACCACAACCAACTCTACTACTACCTCCGGTAATTAGAGCTGTCCGCAGGGAGGCACGGGGTTACAGGTGTCTCAATTTTTAACCCAAGGTAATTAATGGCAAAGAAAAAGAACACAAACGGTAGAATAGATACCACAAGCCTTATTGACTTAATCAATAAAAAAGCAGGCGAAACACTTGCTTATGACCTTACGAAGGAAAACCCAACCGAGGTTAAAGATTGGATCCCAACTGGATCTACTTGGCTAAACAAGATTATTTGCGTAGGAAATCCCAATGGAGGAATTCCGGTTAGCAAGATTACAGAACTTGCTGGCCTTGAAGGATCTGGCAAATCCTATATGGCCGCACAGATTGCAGCAAATGCACAGAAGATGGGCATTGAAGTTGTTTACTTTGACTCTGAATCCGCACTAGACCCAGCATTTCTTGAACAGGCTGGCTGTGATGTAGGCAAAATTGCTTACACACAAGCAAAAACTGTTGAATTTGTATTCGAGACAATGGAAATGCTTCTTGGCGAGACAGATAAGAAAATGCTATTTGTGTGGGACAGTGTAGCGCAAACACCAACTAGAAAGATGTTAGATGAGGATTTTGATCCTCAGTCATCAATTGGCTATAAAGCACGTCTTTTATCTAAAGCTATGAAGAAGATGACTATTCCTTTAGCCAACAACCAATGTACTTTATTGGCCTTGAATCAGCTAAAGACAAATATTACTACGGATAGAGCTTCCTTGCTTACAGAGCCTTATGTCACTCCTGGTGGCAAAGCGTTGCCTTACTCATACTCTTTACGTATCTGGCTTACTGTAAGGAAAGCAAAAGCTTCTTATGTTACTGATCAACACGGCTATAAGGTCGGTTCGGAAGTCAAAGCGCGCATCAAAAAGTCTCGTTTTGGTTCTTTGGGCCGAGAATGTACTTTTAAGATTTTGTGGGGAAACAACGTTGGAATCCAAGACGAAGAAAGTTGGTTTGATGCAATTCAGCCGTCTGATAGTCTTGAACGCAACGGCGCCTGGTATACCTTGAAATATGCTGATGGAACGTCAGAAAAGTTTCAATTTACTAAGTGGCACGAAAAGATTAAGAATGAGAAGTTTAAAGCTAGAATTCTAGAAATAATGAATGAAGTTGTTGTACAAAGCTGGCATCCATTAGAAGAAGAATTAGCTCTTTCCTCATAGGATTTCGTTCTTATAGTAACTTTGTAGGAGATAGTTATGGACAAGGAGAGTGATAAGCCCTTTAAGCATAGAAATATGATTAAAGGAGAAGAGGTAGAGCTTACTAACAAAATTAAACGTTATTTAAGCTTAGCTCAAAATGCTGCTTCTTGTTCTAGCTATGGAAAGATTAGGCACGGAGCCGTTCTTGTTAAAGGCGGCTCTGTGATTAGCACGGCCTACAACAAAGATAAATTTAGTTCTTTTGGAGAAAGATTTAGAGCCCAAGGAGTTGGGCCGGCCACACATCACGCTGAATTAAGCTGTGTGTCTGGTATTGATAAGTCAAAAACTTCTGGTGCTAGTATTTTTGTTGTGAGGTTAAACAGAAACGGAGAACTTAGATTATCTAAGCCTTGTCCTATGTGTCACGATGTATTAAAACACACCGGTGTAAAAAAGGTTTATTATTCTACTAGCGATGGTTCAATTGAAATGTACAAGTTGTAATTTAGAGACTATATATAGTATATGGATTTAAGAAGTTTAATTAAAGAAGCCATAGACGACGGCCTATATGAGGCCTCTGTTATTATGAGACTTGATCGTTCCGAAAACTTAACAATAGTTACGGACAAACTTCGCGGCTTATGCGGCATTACAATCGTTAACATTACAGAACCATCAAAGCCTGTTTCTGAAACTGTTGAGAGAGTTAGCTTAAAGGTAAGGTTTTTTCTGTTAGAGAACAACATAAAAGCACAATTAATGAATATGTCTACGGACGCTAGAAAAATTAAAGGTGTATATTCTTTTATTCCTGTTCGCGCAGAAAAATACTATAGCCGAATTTATAAATAGACAGAGGGTAAAATGTCAATTAGTGGACGGGTGTTGGTTATCGACCAACTTAACCTATTTTTGCGTAATTATGTAATTAATCCGGCGGAGTCCCAATGGGGACCAATTGGTGGGGTGAGAGGAACACTGCAATCTTTGCAAAAGCTTTGTAATGAAGTAAAGCCTGATCATATTGTTATTTGCTGGGACGGAGCTGGAGGCTCTATTAAACGAAAGCAGATGAAAAAAGATTATAAGGCCGGCCGAGCCCCAATTCGTTTAAACCGAGCTTTTCATCATCTTGATGAAGACGAAACAAAGCAAAATCGTTTCTTTCAAGAGCTGCGACTCGTTGAATATTTTAACGAGATGCCAATAGTTCAATTTAAGTTTGATAATGTAGAAGCAGATGATATTGTAGCTTATGTTTGTCAGATGCCTGAACTAGAAAACTGTGAAAAAGTTATTGTTTCGAATGACAAAGACTTTTATCAGCTATGCTCTGGCAAAACAGTATTAATGCGACCGATTGAAAAAAATCGTGTGTATAATAAAAGAACTGTTTTAAACGAGTTTAAAATTCATCCACATAATTTTGCTTTAGCTAAAGCTATGATTGGTGATAAAAGCGATAATCTTCCGGGCATCTCTGGTGTCGGAGAAGGTCGTATTAAAAAAGATTTTCCTATGTTCAACAGCGAAGAACAAGTCACAATTGATGAACTGCTGGGCTTTTGTCGCGATAATCAAGAAACAAGTAAAAGAAAGATGTGGAAAGAGATTGTCAATAACGAGCGCGTTATTAGATTAAATTATAAGATGATGCAACTTTACGCACCGCATTTGTCTTTAGATAACAAGAAGGTGGTTCGGGAGACAATTCAAGATCCTGACTTAACCTTTAATAAGATGAATGTTATGAAGATGATGATGCGAGATGAGTTTGGACAGGTACCTTTTTCTGGAATGTTCAAAGCGTTTGAGAGAATGGCAAAGAACAACCAATAAGAGGGAAAAAATGACTGAGGGTATAGACTTTTCTAAGTACGGAAAAGCATTTCAAGA